CTGACGGCCACGCAGGCGACCGCGCTGCTGGACGCCTTCACGAGCAGCGCCAAGGGCCTCGTGCCCTCGTCGGGCGGCGGCACCACGACCTTCCTGCGGGCGGACGGCTCGTTCGCCGCAGCGGGCATCACGGCCCTGACCGGCGACGTCACGGCCTCCGGCACGGGCTCGCAGGCAGCGACGATCGCCAACAACGCCGTCACCTACGCCAAGATGCAGGACGTGACGGCGACCCAACGCGTCATCGGCCGCAACACGGCCGGCTCCGGCGACCCGGAAGAGGTGACGGCGAGCCAGCTGCACGACTGGATCAGCTCGACCCGCGGCTCGGTGCTCTACCGCGGGGCGTCCGGCTGGGCCGCTCTGGCCCCCAACACGGCCGGCTATGTCTTCCGCGACGGCGGCTCGGGCGCGGACCCGTCGTGGGTCGGCGGGATCACGCGCCTGAACAGCGGCACCGTGTCGTCCGCCGCGACACTCGATATCGCTCTGACAAGCGGGTACTCGAAATACATTCTCATCCTTGACGATGTTGTCCCAGCTACTGGTGGTTCTGCGTTCAATCTTCGCGTGAGCGTTGACAGCGGATCTACGTATCGTTCCACAGCGGGAGATTACCGGTACTCAGCGTTGTACTCCACCGGACCATCTGGTGCAGCTCCTGCGTTGTATAACCAAGCTGGACTTGGCGACACCGCAATCATCCTTGGGGCCGCAAGCGCTAACATGGTCAACACGACCAATCAGCCTCAGTCTTATGTTCTCCAAATCTATCCCGGTACAGCCTCAAAGAGAAACACAATCATCTTCAAATCCATTCAGACATATGATGCTTCTGGACCCGGAACGCCGACTATAGTTTCGAACGACGGTGGTGCATCTTATGTTGGAACTGCGGCGGCTCTGACAAACGTCCGGTTTCTCTTTGGGTCTGGGAACATCTCGACCTGCACTTGGTCGATTTACGGAGTGACATGATGGCTCTCATCAAGCACGTCGATGGGGTTGACATCGAGATGACCCCGGAGGAGGAGGCGGAGTTCCTCTCCACTCTCCCGCCCGACCCCGGGCCGCCCGTCCCCCAGTCCATCACCCGCCGCCAGTGCGCGCTGCAGCTGCGCGCACTTGGCCTCATCACCGGATCTGAGGCCGTGGCCATGACTCGCGACGGCACGCCACCGGCAACCATTAAAGCCTATTTCAACGCGCTTGAGGATGAGGACCGCATCCTGGCGGAGATCGATTTCGCAGCCACCAGCTATTTCCGCACTAACCCGCTGATCGGCGCGCTTCTTGCCGCCAATGGCATGAGCGAGACGGATGCCGGTGCCTTCTTCATCGCCGCGGCGGGGCTTTGAGCGCATGCGCTTTCACGTCTGCGCGCTGCCGCACACCCATGTCGCCACCGCCTTCCTGTCCTGCGCCTACACCGCCAAGGTGCTGAACTTCTGCCGCATGATGAAGGAGCGCGGGCACACCGTCTTCCTCTACGGCGGCGAGCAGAACGAAGCCCCATGCGACGAGCATGTGGTGTGCGTGACCGAGGCGGAGCGCGCGGCGCATGTCGGGGCGGGGCATTTCACGGCGGCCAGCTTCGACTATGGCCTGCCGTTCTGGACCAACGCCAACGCCCGGATGGCGGAGGAGATCGGCCGCCGGGCGCAGCGCGAGGATTTCGTGTGCGTGATCGCGGGCGTGGCGCAGAAGGCGATCGCGGACGCCCTGCCGCACCTGCAGACGGTGGAGTTCGGCGTCGGCTACGGCGGCACCTTCACCAAGCGCCGCGTGTTCGAAAGCTATGCCTGGATGCACACCATCTACGGCGCCGAGACGCGCGGCAACCCGCATGCGGCCGACGGCAACTGGTGGGACACGGTGATCCCCGGCTACCTCGACCCGGCCCTGTTCCCGTTCTCCGCCGAGAAGGATGACTATCTGCTGTTCGTCGGCCGCCTCATTGACCGCAAGGGCTGGCACATCGCGCTGCAGGTGGCGGAGGCGATGGGCAAGCGCCTCGTGGTGTGCGGGCAGGGCGAGCCGCCGCCGGGCTGCGACTATCGCGGCGTGGTGGGCCCCGAGGAGCGCGGCCGCCTGATGTCGAAGGCGCGCGCCGTCTTTGTGCCAACGCTCTACATCGAGCCATTCGGAAACGTGAACATCGAGGCGCAGGCTTGCGGCACGCCCGTTATCACCACCGATTGGGGCGCGTTCACGGAAACCGTGATTGATGGCGTCACCGGCTTCCGCTGCCGCTCCTTCGGGGAGTTCACCGCAGCCGTCGAGGCCGCGCCCTCGCTCGATCCGCACGCCATCCGCCGCCATGCCGTCGAACATTACAGCCTTGATATGATCGCGGCCAAGTATGAACGCTATTTTGAGCGCCTGCTTACCCTCTGGGGCAAGGGCTGGTACGCCTGAAACTGCCCAATATTGCTCAATTTCATTCGATGACGTGAGGGAGTAAACTGCGCACGATTTAGTACGGCGTAAATGCAAGGCGTGACGATGCCAGAACTGGAAGAGCGCATAGCGGTGCTGGAGATTCAGCAGAAGAATATCGAAACCCAGATCGCCGCGATGGCGGTCAAGGTCGATCAGATGCACGAGGTGCTGTTGCAGGCCAAGGGGGCGCGATGGGCCATTCTCGGCGTGGCCTCGCTGGCTGGGTTCATCGCAGCAAAGTTCGCAAACATCATGTCCGTGTTCGCTGCGAAGTAGGGGCACGCCATGAAAACCAGCAAAGCCGGGCTTGATCTCATCAAGAGGTGGGAGGGTTGCCGCCTCACCGCCTATCAGGACTCCGTTGGGGTCTGGACGATAGGTTTCGGTTTAACCTCTGCCGCCGGCATCATTCCGGTGGTGAAGGGCCTAACCATCACCCAGGCGCAGGCCGATGAATATCTTGTTTTCGCGCTCGCCAAGTATGAGGCGGCAGTGAGCAAGGCCATCACCCGCCCCATGACGCAGCCGCAGTTCGACGCCTTCGTGAGCCTTTGCTACAACATCGGGCCGGGGGCTTTCGCTGGCAGCACCGTCGTCCGCCGTTTCAATGCGGGCGACATTGCCGGGGCCGCCGATGCAATCCTCATGTGGAACAAGGCTGGCGGGAATGTCCTCAAGGGGCTTCAGAACCGCAGGGCCGACGAGCGCGCACTATTCCTCACGCCGGCAAAGGAAGCCATGCCGATTCCGTTCCCGCAGTCCGAGGCCACGCCATCGCCCATGCCGAAGCCGGGCGGGGTGATCGCCAAATGGGTGCTGGGCATCGTCGCTGCGCTTCTCGCTTTCGCCGCAGCCTTCATTGCAAAGGGGTGACACATGAGACTGATTCCTGATTGGCGGTCTGCCTGGCGCTGGTTTTCGGTGCAGGCCCTGGCCATCCTCGCGGCTTTGCCGCTCGTGTGGCCCTCGCTGCCGGTAGAGGTGCACGCCTGGATGCCCGAGGCATGGCGGCCCTATGCCATCGTGCTGCTGGCGCTGGGCGGGCTGGCCGGCCGCCTCGTGGACCAGACGCCCAAGGCCGCGCCGTGATCGGGGCAATCCTGCAATTTCTCACCGGCGGGCTCGTGGACAAGATCACGGACCTCGGCAAGGCCTATCTGCAGCGCCAGGTGAGTGAGGCGGAGTTCCGGGCCGAAGTCGAGAAGGCCACGCAGGAAGCCGCGGCGAAGATCGAGGAGGGGTGGGCCAAGGCCGCAACGCAGATCACCGCCGAGGTGCAGGCCAGCATCCGGCAGTCTCCCGTCCTGCAGCGGGCCTATGCGGTCACGCTCTTCCTGCAGCTCGCCGTCCTCGTCTGGTATCAGGTGGGCGCCCCGGCCTATGAGGTCATCACCGGGGCGGCGTGGCCCTCTCCCGGCATCGCGCTGGAATGGGCCTATCTGCTCGTGGCCGCCATGATCGGGGCGGGCCCGCTGATCGTCGGCCGGCGCGGCTAGAAGCTCCGCGCGAAGACGAGGGCGGAGCGGGCGAGGTGGATGGCCCCGTCCTGCGCCGCGAAGTGCCGCACGCGGCCGCTGTCAATGTCGAGGTGCCGATAGCCCTTGGCGGCAATGCGTTCGATCCAGTAGGCCGCCGGTTGGCAGTTCACATGGTGGTATCCCGCCTGGCCGGGCTCCGCATGCGACATGAGGATCACCTCGCCATTGCAGAGCGTATCGATGAAATGCCCGGAGGCCTCTTCCGGGATATGTTCGGCCACCTCCTGGCAGTGGACGAGATCCACCGGGCAGGTGAGGGGCCCGCGCAGGAGATCGTGCCGCACGGTGGGGAAGAGCGCGCCGCGGACGTTCAGGGCGGCGGCGTCCATGGCCACCACCCGGCAGCCGAGGGCATGGAAGAAGGCGGCGGCGTGGCCGCGCCCCGAGCCCACGTCGAGGACGGTGCGGGCGGCGAAGCGCTCCACCATGTAGCGCCACGCCTGCGGGGCATGCGTGCAGGGGTCGCCCTGCCAGATGTTGCCGCCCACATGGGGCTCGGCGGCGCTCGTCACGAAATCATAGGTCATGCAGGTTCCTTCTCGATCATGGCGCGGATGGCGGCGGCGCAATCGCCAGCGCCGTCTGACGCGCCTTGCGCCATCATGTCCGCATACTGCTTCCACTTGCGATGCTCAGCGGTTTCTATTTCGTCACACACCTTCGCCGCCTCCTCCAGCGCCACGGCGATGGCGGCGGTGGCGAGCCAATGATCGGACACGCCCCACTTCTGCTCGTAGAGCCGCGCCACGCGCTCCACCAGTTCGTCAGGCGTGGTCATGGCTCACCCTCCGGAACGAGATCGCCGCGACCCATGAATTTTCTTCCCATGAGCCGGGGCCGTGGATGGAAGCCCAGAGCTCTTCAAACCCCCACCGATATGAGGGCGTCGATGTGACGGGGTAGTCCGGGATACTCGTCCGCGTGAAAGCTGGGCGCGCCCCTTCGCTCTGCGCGTCCTCCTCGCTGATCTCCTGCAAGCGCTGTACCTTCACCGCCGTCACTTCCAGCGTGATCCGGCTCGCCCAGCGAGGCATGTGGATGGGAGGAACGGTGTCTCCAATTCTGCCCCGGCCTCGGCCTCGATAGTGAAACAGGGTCACCCAATCGTCGGATGCCTCTGGCGTGTTCTCGATCACCCGCCATGCGTCATCTGCGGCGTAGCGCACACCGTCAATCCCGGTTGGCAGTTCTTCGGCTCGACACGCCTCCCGCACCCAGAAGCGATCTCCCACGGCGAAGGGCGGAACGATGATGGTTCCAGTGCGCGTGTGCCAGATAGCCGCGCGCTCTGGATAGGGCTTGCCGTCTTTCGTGTAGCAGCCATGGCCGCCAACTGTTGTTGCCTCCCACACACCCAGCGGGTTGTTGTGAGGAAGCTTGATGATCCGCCGCGTCTGCGTCTT